TCTGCATACAAGCTGGGCACTATGATCAAGATCTCCAATGAGTTGCTGAACGACTCCGCTTTTGACCTCGCCACCTATATTGCCCGCCGTTTCGGTGTGCGTATGGGCAACGCAGAGGAGCGCGCCTTTATCACCGGTGACGGTGTGGGCAAGCCTCTGGGTCTGCTGGCTGAGACCGGCGGTGCCAAGGTCGGTGTGACCGCTGCCCAGAAGGATGCCGTTACCTTTGATGAGATCTTCAAGCTCTACTATGCACTGAAGGCTCCGTACCGCAAGAAGGCACAGTTCCTCTGCAACGAAGCCCTGGTGCTGCAGTTGATGACCATCAAGGACAACAACGGCAACTATATCTGGAAGCCGGGTCTGGAGATCGGAAAGCCGGATACCCTGCTGAACCGTCCGCTGAAGACTTCCGCCTTCATGCCGGAGATCAAGGGTGGCAGCAAGGTCATGGCCTTTGGCGATTACAGCTACTACTGGGTGGCTGACCGCCAGAACCGCACCTTCCGCCGTCTGAACGAGCTGTATGCCCGTACTGATCAGGTCGGTTTCCTGACCACCCAGCGTGTGGATGGCAAGCTGATCCTGCCCGAAGCCGTACAGCTTCTGCAGATGGCACCGCAGGGCTAAGAAAGTCTGGAAAGGAGGAGCCGGTTATGGCACTGATCCCGCTTTACGAAGCGAAGACCTATCTCCGCGTGGACAGCAGTGATGAGGATGCCCTGATCGGCATCCTTTTATCTTCTGCGGAGCAGATGTGCAAGGATGTGGGCCGTCTTTCGGAAGACCAGTGGGAGGCAGTCAATGCCGCTGACCGGGATGCCGAGAACGGAGTACAGCCCACAAGGGAACTGGAAGCCCTGCGCAGCACCTGTCGTGTGGCGATTCTGTATGCACTGGGGTATCTCTATGAGCACCGGGACGAAGCTGACCATAAGCAGCTGATGCTGACGCTTCGTTCCATTCTGTTTGCTGTGAGGGAGGGGGTGTTCTGATGATCGAGAAACTGAATGAGCGGATCACAATCGAGAAAAGCACGGTCGTGACCGATAAGGTCGGAAACCATCGGAACACATGGGAGGAATATTTCACCTGCTTTGCCTACGCTTCGACCTATCAGGCGCAGGAAGAAGAGGGTGAGGTCACAGCCGAACAGAAGAGCGTGGTGTTTACGGTCCGGTGGTGCAGTGAGACGAGAGGTCTGACTTCCACCGGTTTCCGCATCCGCTTCGGGGAGCAGCTCTACAATATCGAATCCGTTGACCCGATGAACTACCAGAAGAAGATCCTGAAAATTCATTGCAGACTGGAGAGGAGGCAGCCGGATGAGCAGAACCGTCAGCATCGATGAGATGGCAGATGCCATCAACGAGGGCTTAAAAGAATATGCGACCCTTGCTTCCACGCAGGTGAAGAGTGCCGTTCGTAAGTCTGCCAAAACGGTCAAAGACCAGATCTCGGCCAATGCACCGTCCCGGACGGGCGCGTACAAAGGAAGCTGGGTGGCGACCAAACAGTCCGAATCCAGCCAGAGCCTTCAGATGGTGGTGCATTCCAAGAACCGCTACCAGCTGGCACATCTGCTCGAAAAAGGTCATGCCAAACGTGGCGGCGGTCGGGTGGCAGGAAGACCCCATATTGCTCCGGCTGAACAGGCCGGCATCGAGCAGCTCCAGTCCCTCATCGAAAAGGCACTAAAGTAAGGAGGAACCAATGACCCACGAAGAAGTAAAAGCTCTGATGGAGGAGATGGGGCTTCCTTATGCGTATGACCATTTCGCAGAAGGGGAGAGCCCCGATCCACCGTTTATCTGCTTCCTGTATCCGAAAGCTGAGAACTTTGGCGCGGATAATCTTGTGTACCACCATTTCAACCGGCTGGACATTGAGGTGTACACCGACTACAAAGACCCGGATATGGAAGCAAGTATTGAAGAAGTCCTGACCGCACACGAACTCTACTATGAGAAAAGTGAGGTCTGGATCGAAACCGAGAAGATGTATGAAGTCCTGTATGAGCTGACCGTATAAGCCGGCCGCAGGGCGATAGGAGGAATAATCTATGTCGAAGCAAAGCAATAAGGTCAAATTTGGCCTGAAAAACTGCCATTACGCCAAGGCAACCTTTGACGAAGATGGCAGTGTCACCTATGCAAAGCCGGTCCGCATCCCCGGTGCCGTCAGTCTTTCTATGGATGCCAATGGCGAGATTGAACCGTTCTATGCGGACAACATCGCCTACTATGTCGTGAATAACAACTCCGGCTACGAGGGTGATCTGGAGATCGCGCTGATCCCGGAGAGCTTCCTCACGGACATCATGCACGAGGAGCTGGATGGCAACGGCGTGCTTGCGGAGAACGCCAATGTGGAACTGGAGCATTTCGCCTTCCTGTTCGAGTTCGATGGCGACCAGCGCCACATCCGTCATGTGCTGTACAACTGTGTGGCAAGCCGTCCGTCCATCGAGGGTGAGACCAATGAGGACAGCAAGGAAGTTAAGACAGACACCCTGAACCTGCAGGCAACCCCTCTGGCAAACGGTTATGTCAAGGCAAAGACCGGTACCAACACCACTGATGATGTTTATAACAAGTGGTACGATGCGGTCTACGAGCCGCAGGCAGAAGCTGTGGACACCGAAGACACCAGTCACACCGAGAAGCCGCAGGGCTAAGTGACCGACACACACCGCAGGGCTTCGGCTCTGCTTACATTATTATAAAGAGGTATACGATTATGAAGAAGATTTTTCCTTTGTTTATGGTGATCATTGTTCTGGTGCTGGCTGTCTGCTCGTTCCACATCATTCCCACCGGCTACACTGGAGTGAAGACCAGCTTCGGTCAGATCCAGGAGACCACCATCCAGAGCGGCAAGCTCAACTTCTGCATTCCCTTTGTACAGAGTATCCACAAGGTCAACAACAAGCAGCAGGATAAGCACATCGAAGCGCAGGTCTGGGGCGAAGCCTCTGACAAGACTCCTGTGTATGCCGCTGATGTGATCGTGACCTATCAGGTGCTTCCTGAGAAGAGTGCGTGGCTGTATGCGAATGTGTCCGACATCAAGAATCTGGTCGGTGACGAGCTGGTAGCATCTGCCATCAAGTCTGCGATGGCTGAACTTGGTCCCAATGAGGTGACCAACCGCACCAAGATCGAGCCTCTGGCACAGCAGAAGCTGGCAGAATCCCTTGTGCAGAAATACGGTGACGATGTTGTGTTTGTGAACAAGGTCGTCATCAACGACATGAATTTCGAGGATGCTTATAACGAAGCCATCCAGCAGAAGTCCATTGCACAGCAGAATGCAGATAAGCAGAAGATCGAGAATGAAGCCGCCATTGCCAAGGCAGAAGCGGATAAGCAGGTGGCGATCACCAATGCAGAGGCGGAAGCTCAGAAGACTTCCATTGCCGCAGAAGCACAGGCGGAGGCAAACCGCAAACTGGCAGAAAGCCTGTCCGATACGCTGATCGATTACCAGAAGATCCAGAAGTGGGATGGCAAGCTGCCCACTGTGAGCGGCAGTAATGCGTTGGTCAGCATTGACCCAGCAGAGTAAGAAACACGACACACGGCAGGGCTTCGGCTCTGCCAATTTTACATGAAATTTATGGAGGATTACGATTATGGCAGTTACAAAGAAAATCGAGATCGATGGCAAGGAAGTCACCTTTAAGGCAAGTGCCGCTGTGCCTCGCCTGTACCGTATCAAGTTCGGCCGTGACATCTACAAAGACCTGCGTCAGCTGGAAAAGAGCGTAGGAGAGAACGATGAGGACAATTCCAACCTTGATCTGTTCAGTCTGGAGATGTTCGAGGATTTGGCATGGCTGATGGCCCGTCATGCAGATCCAGCGAATGTGCCGGACAGTCCGGAGGAGTTCCTGGACCAGTTCAACACCTTCTCTATCTACCAGATCCTGCCCCAGCTGATCGAACTGTGGGGTCTGAATGTGCAGACCGAGGTGGAATCCAGAAAAAACCTCGCAAAAGTGAGCGGGAAATGACCACCCCGCTCTTTCTGCTGCGCTGTGTACAGCTCGGTATCAGCATCGCCGACCTCGACCTGCTGACCATCGGGTTGGTCAATGATATGTTCACGGAGCGGCAGAACGACGACTATCCGTACAAAGAGCTGGCTTCGCAAAGTGATTTTGACAAATTTTGACAGAATAAAACTCGACGAGCGTGCATATATTAAACATGAAATAAGCACGCTCGTTTGATTTTTACTTGACTATCGTGCTTATTTCGATTACAATATAAGCACGGAAGGACGGTGATTCTATGAATGAGATGACAAGATTAGTTCAAAATCATGATTACCTTACGCCGAGAATTGCGGGAAAATCTGGAATTTCAAAATTTAAGTTTTACAAATATGTCCGAGAAAACGGATTGGAGCCGGTCAGCCGTGGTGTTTATTCTACGGGAGCGGATTGGGTCGATGAGTTGTATGTGCTTCATAAGAGATGCCCGAATGCTGTTTTTTCACATGACGAGGCTTTTTATTATCATGGTCTGACAGACAGAGAACCGTTTGTCCACACACTTACCATATACAGCGGTTACAATGC